TAGTTTTGCTTTTGACAACACTAATAATGCTAATAGAACACAGTTTGCTGTTTCAGTTACTACAGATGGTACATCAGCGGATACTAATACCGCAAGTAAAACACAGTTTAAGATTGATGGAAACGACAGTGGTGCGATCACGTTCAACAACGCATACAAGTTCCCGACAGCAGATGGTTCTGCTGACCAGTTCCTCAAGACGGACGGTTCAGGAAACCTAAGTTTCGCCACAGTATCTACAAATTCAATATCACAACTTAACTCCAACGTCACGGTAACAGATTCAGGCACGGGTGCGATCACCATAGATGCGGACGGTGGCACCATAATCACCATGAACGCCACAACGGCACTAGATGCATCTGGTGTAACCAACGCCATAAGGCTTCCAAATGGAACCACGGCACAGAGGCCAAGTGGGTCAGTGGGTGAGATAAGATACAACAGTTCGACTGACACCATAGAGGGCTACACCACCGCGGGAGGATGGGCACAACTGGGAGCCACCACTGCGACGGCGGAGAACACAGACGACACCTCAACAGGATCTGCGACTGCGATCAGCACAACAACATCGGTGATAGATCAGTTCGTAACATCAAGTTTCGATTCAGCGTGGTACCTGTCAGTGACCAGGGACGAGATCAACGACGAGGTATCAACCGCCAAGTACAGCCTGGTGCACAACGACACGGACGCTTTCGTGTCAGAATCACACATCACACAGTCCAGTGTTTCAAACACCTACGTGAGCGTGACCGCGGACGTGGCGGGCGGTAACGCCAGACTGCTGGGCACGGGCGGATCGGTGGTGAACTCAGTGAGTTTCTACCGTATAGCGGTGGGTGACAACACGACAGCGGGCACTACTGGTAACGTTACAACAGATATAAATTTAGATGTGGATTCCGCGGCAGAGAAGATAGACGGATTCGCACTGGCATCCGCAAGGGGAGCCAAGTACTACATCTCCGTCAACAACACCACCACCGGTGAATTATCAAACACGGAAGCACTAGTGGTGCATGATGGATCAAACGCATACATCACACAGTACGGCAACGTCAACTCCGGCAACAATGACCTGATCACCCTGACCGCGGAGATAGATTCAACAGAGGTCATACTGAAGGCGTCAGCACAGGCCCCCAACTGCAGGGTCACGGTGTACAGGATACTGCTGGCGGACGATGAATCAGCATCAACGGGAGACAACATCAACGTGGTGGAGGCCACCACAGTTGATTCCGGAGCCACAACCGTGGACAGTTTCGCCACAACGGCCTACACGGGCGCGTTCTACGTATTCACCGGATACAACGCCACGGAGGGCGCGGCATCCATACAGGAGGTCATGGTGGTGGCCAACGACGAGGCCTACGTCACACAGGGACCTCTGGTCAGCACCAAGGGAACGGACCAACTGACATTCACGGCCGCACTGAGTGGCACGACCGTCACGGTGCAGGCCGCATCCACGTCAGGCGCCAGCACACTGGTGAACGGCTACAGGGTACACATGCTGAGGGGATCAGCGGGTGCGTCAACGGCGGACACGGTACTAGTTTCAACGGAACAGACCATCACGGGTGACAAAACGTTTTCAGGAATCACATCCTTAGGGATGATCAAGGAAGGCGGCACTGTTAGTGCAACTGCGGCTACAGGCACAATAAATTATGACGTAAAAACACAGACTGTGCTTTATTACACCACGGATGCTTCTGGCAACTGGACCATAAATCTAAGGGGAGATGCTTCGAACAGCATGAATTCGATAATGTCAACAGGACAGGTCACCACCGTGACGTTCCTGGCCACCAACGGTGCGACTCCCTACTACAACTCCACCGTGCAGGTCGACGGAACCACTTCTGGCGTCACAACAAAATGGCAGGGTGGTGTGGCCCCTTCCGGTGGTAACGCAGATTCGGTCGATGTGTACACATACAGCTTGATAAAGACCGGCGATGCCGCTTTCACAGTGCTGGCCAGCGTAAACAGGTATGCTTAGGAACACAGATGCCACTTTTATCAACACTAGGGACAGGATCGGCCAAGGGATTTGGACATCGTAAACCTGTGCGTCGTTTCAACAAGGACTTGGTCCTACACCTGGATCCTGCTAATGCCAGTTGTTTCAAATCAGGAGATACCACGGCCACGAACCTGGTCACAGGCAACAGTGTGACGGGCGCCTCGGGAACTCCAGGAACGGGCACACACACGCCCAACACAGCCAACTTCCCGGCGTATGATTCCAGCAACGGCGGCGTGTTCGATTTCGCGGGGGGCCGGGGAATGAACGTTGAAGAGGACCTGGGTTCCAACACGTCCATGACCATAGACATGTGGGTGTACAAGAACAGTGCCAACACCCAGTACTTCACGGACGCCAGGAGTGACGGGGGACGGTGGTACCTATCCAACTACTTAGACGAGAACATAAACTGGAACAACGACACGGGCTACAACTTCAGTGGCACCTATGACGGTTCTGACACTGATTTCCTCGACCAATGGTTGCACATCGTGACCACTGGCACCACTGGTGGCACTGGTAAAATATACGTGAACGGCGACGAGGTCACACCGTATGTGTATCAGAACACCCTGGCATCGTGTAAGTTTGGAAGGAACTTCCGCATAGGTACGAGATACACCACTTCGGGTGAATGGACGGGCCTCATGGGACCTATCAAACTATACAGTGTTGAACTCAGCGCGGGTCAGGTGCGCAGGAACTTCGAAGCGGATCGCATGCGATTCGCAGTTTAATCATACTATAAGATCCAGTATAGTCTGTAACTTGCCTTTTATACTTTTATTGTTGAGGGTATTCCTCAATCCCATGTGTAGGTTCTTGGGCCAGCACTCAAACGCACACCAACAGTAGCCCGAGTGTTCACCGTTGAGACTGGGTATGAACTCTGAGTCTATGGCTATTAAATATGTGTGGAAGAAGAACTTCTGATCGTTTGATGTGAACATCTCAAGTGGTATCACCTTCTTGAACTTGGGCGTGTCACCCACTTCCTCTTGGATCTCACGTTTCAAACCCTCGAACGCTGATTCCGTGTACTTGGCCTGTCCACCCACTAGTCCCCACATTCCAGCAGTTTTTTTATCCGTGCGTTGTAAGAACAGAAATCTCTTGGTGCTTGTGGAATAAAACAATGCGCCAGAACATACTATGTTTTCTTTCATATCTTATTATAACAACCTATATGTGTTTTATCAAGGGGTGGTCGCGTCTGTGCTGGCGTCGTAATTGGATGAATTACCGTCCAACACTATGCTCCAATCACCCGCTGTGTACACGCCCTCGTAGGATTTGACCCATTCCGTGCCATTAAACCTGTACTGTATACCGGTGTTGAGATTGGTCACGTAGTGCTGTGTTGAGTCTGGATTACTAGCATCAAACGCCACGTTCCATTTTGAGGTCGTGCTGTTGTACTCTATGATGTCTCCCACGCTGGCCACCAGTGTACCCCATGTTGAACTCTGGAACGTGGCAGTGCTGTCACCCACGTCATTGATCACTAGGTACCTGTCACCGTTTGCGGGTGTACCTGGGTCAAAGGTTGCTGGATTGATTATCTTTTTCACTGCGGTCAGTGAATTGCTTGGTATTGTGTCTGAATCAATGCTGTATAGTAATATAGTGTCATCCAGTGTTGTTGTGGCTATTGTTCCCACTATTTCATTTCCGTTTGGTTGTTTCAGTCTGATCTGTGACGTGCCGTTGGTGACCTTGCCATACTGGTCGAGCAGTAACTTCCAGTTCACCGCTGGTCCAAACGTCTCGAAAGGATCGTAGTTCGACGGTTCGTTGGCACCCGTGTGGAATCCGTCACCACCAGAACTGACATTGACTCCCGTTGTGCCCAACAGTCGCAATTGGTTGCCCGTGACCAACAGTCCGAAGTTGTTTGGTGTCACGTAACTCCTCGACATCAGTTCTCCGTCTATGAGACCCTTGGCTATGCCGCCATCGTCGTCGTATATGCTCATTATGATCTTCTGTACCACGCCCAGTTTCTTGACTTTCACGGGTGGTGACAGCCATATTGGCATGCTGAATGTCAGTGTGGCCACGTCGATCTCTGAATCCGCGCCCACCGGTATGGTCCTGGAACTGAATGTGGTGCCCGTTAACTCCACGTAACTGAGGCTGGTCCAATCTATGTAGTTGTCTGACTTCTGTATCTCGAAGTCTGGATTGAACAGGTATAATATCTGTTCCATGATCTGCAGTTTCTGGTCCGTGTTGGAACTCCATATGTCCGCCGAAACCTCTAGCCTAAACGGTGATGGCATCACCTTTTCTATGGTGTATCCGGCTCCCAACTGGTTGGTGTATTCACCTGTGCTCTCATTGTAGTCACGCTCTCTGAGATGCTGTTTCTCTATGTGGTAGGGATTCTGCATCCTGTCCCTGTCATAGTTCAATTCCCTCACATAACAGGCAATCCTAGGCGCGTACTGTAGTGCGTTCTCTGAATTGTTCCTGATGATGTTGGCCACCTGTCTTGTGGGATCTCCGTAAGTCACAGGTACCGCTCTCAACTGAACAGAACCATCTGCGCCCTTGCCAGTCTCCACTGAGAAGTTACTCAATATCCTGATGAATTGTGTTAGGAATTTCCTTACCTGTCCTTCGTAAAAGTGTAGCATTAATTGTCAGCCTTTGGTTTCAACGCATCTGTCAACGCCTGTCTCTGTTCAACTGTCAGTCCGTTTATCGTTGAACTGGTTGAGTTGTTGACAAAACTGGTCTTGTAGTTGGCCCTAGAATCGTTGTTGGTTGTAGTTATCCTGACGGAGTCCTCAACTTTGACCCATCTGGTGCCATCGTAACGGAACAACCTATTTGGTAGGTAATCCGTCCTCAGGAAGTAGTCTCCCAGATCCACACCCGACGTTGGGAACGATATGCCGAAGCCTGCGGGATTACCGTTGGGCGCAACTCCATCACCATCTAGGTAGAAACCATAGTGTGAACTTGCTGGAGTGTCGATTACCGCGTTGACAGTGTTGTCACTGCTGGCCCTCTGTGCCTCTGTGTTGACATTCTCCGTCCTGATATTACCACGCTCATCGATTGGGGCGACATAATACTGTTTATAGTTGAATCCCGACTTGGGAGCATCCTGTTCCGCCTGTGCCACGATCTGATCGTTGATGGTCTTCTCCCTGTTGTAAGTGCTCATGTAACTGGCCACGGATCCCGCCGTCGTGGCATCACCAATTATGTCCTTGAATTCTTGTGAATCTACCAGAGTCTTCATCTTCAGTCGCAGTAAGTGTGGCCACCATGTCTGTGAGAATCCCTCCGCGGCCCTGTTGACATCTTCCACCACGTAGTATCTCTTCAGTGCTATGGGTATGGATTCGTCCAATGAATAATCTTCCTTCATGTGTGGGAACTCTATCACATCTCCCGCCATGGGTTTCCTACCAATGCGCTCAACAATAT